TGACATTCAGAGAACAGCGACTCTGGATTTTCATTTTAACAACCTACGAAACGCATAGATTGTGATGACACGCCCATTCGGGATGAGAAGTTTTCTCTCGTCCCTTTCCGCCAGCACTCACGGTAAGCAAGAAGAGCTCTACACCGTTGGCCCGCCTCCCCTCGAGACCCTTGACAAGGTTCGGATATTTTTTAGTGGTATCTCGGGGACCGTCGGTGGCCACGGTGTGAAGTGCGTCGGTTACGCACTTTTGGGGTACGGTTTGTACAAATCACCTCCGTATGTGTTGGCGGCTTTGAAGGCTACGATGGGAGCCTCGATGTACCTTTGGGGTCAGCAGATGATCGCGGATAGCGACCGTCACCCGGAGGCGCACTCATCACTTCCCCAGACAGGCCGGCGGTACATTGCCGGCTCAGGTGCCATTGGGGATTTCCTGGCGAGGGAAAAGTTCACCTTCGCAAGATCCACCATTGAGCTCGAAGAAGAGAGAAGAGTTGCTGCCGTTGTTCGGAGGGAGCAGTTCGACTACCTCATCAGCATCAGGGGACGCTTCGTTGCGGTTTCGGCCGCCTCCGGAGATGATACCTATGAGGACTTCATCGATTCAGCCATGGTGCAGCTGGGCGACGTGCGGAAGATGTCAAGAGGAGAACTCTTGATACTGCTTACGCGGCTCGGGCATGGTTTTGTGAAGCAACGTGATCTCAACCCGCAGCAGCGCCGCATCCTCTTGGCCTGCTGCAGAGAAGCGGCGGACACGCATGTCCCGCTGCCTTTCTCTCGCTAGTTCTCTTGTGCTTAGGGACGCCGTGTGTCGCTGTGCCCGCTATCATAATGGGTTTGATCATGAATCTCATTTGGCTGCGCATCCCCCCGATTGGATCGGGGAGCTGCATCTCAAGCCGTTTAAGCACACACGTAAGCGCAAGAGCCTCCAACTCGTCTCCCCTCGGATCGATTTCGTTCTGGGGGTTTTGGAGGGCCGCATAAATGCAGACGATGCACCGTCATTCCTCGCTAGGGAGAAGGGTCTAAACTTTTGCGAAACGCCTTGTACAGATTATGGTTCTTTGGTCGATGCTCTTCTAGACAGACAATGTCTCGAAGACAAAGACAGGCCATGGGCAATCGCAGAGCGGCACCGCAGGGGATTCCAGAAGTCCCTACGGTATTTGTATACACGCTTGGCTAGTATAGTCAGAAGTTTGGAGAAGGAACGCCCCGATCCCAACGAGAGGTACAAGAAATACTCTGGATCAAAGAGAGCCCACTACGAGCGGTGCGCTGAGGAGAACTCGGCGCACCCCATCGGCAGTAGGGATGGCGCGGCCATATTTCACGATGCCTCCGTCAAGTGGGGGGAATTGACATCCCGCCCGCGCGCACTGTTGGTGCAGTCAGTTCGCGCAAAAGGAACAGCAAACGTAAAGCCGGGTATGCTGCTCAGGACACCAATCATGATTGAAGGAGGTTACA